TCTCTGTCTCTGCAGGTGATTAACCGGCGTTTGGAAGAGCCTGTCTTTGCGAAAGCTTATCGAAGATGGGCGGGGTGTGCGATGGGTTGTTTTTTAAGGAACTCAGAAAGGCGGCGGCGTGATGGCACAGTTTCAAAAGCTTGTTCTTGATGTGATTGTTGTGCTGGAGCGTATCCGCCTTGTGGATGATGAGCATGCCAAGGCACTTGCGCAAGCGACAGCGGCACAACGGGCTTTATGGCTTTTAACATCTGAAGGATTGCGTGCGCAAAAGGGCACGGGAGAGATCCATTTTTATGGCAATCGTTATTGGGCGCGTGCGTTGAATGAATATGCGGGGCAGAAGGTGATTGTGCGCTTTGATCCGGATTATTTGCATCAAGATTTACGGGTTTATGATTTGAACAATCGGTTTATTTGCATGGCATCTTGTCTTAGTGATGTGGGTTTTTACGACCAGCAGACGGCACGTCTCAATGGGCGTTTGCGTAAAGAGTATGTGAAGGCTGTGAAATCCGAAAAGCAGTTGGCAGCTAAACTTGCTCCTGATCAATTGGCTGATGTTTATGGGCACCTTGAGAAAAAGGGTAAAGAGTTAAAATGCAAATCTGCGATAAAGCCAAAGGTTACGCGATTGGTTGCAAACAATGTGGGGAATTTGGCTTTGCAAGCAAAGGAGGACGAGGCTTTGGGGGAAGAAGAATTTAGCCATCATTTGCATAAAGCTTTGAGAAAGCTTTCGGCGTCTGATGAAGGGCGTGAAGTGATAAAGTTTCCTAAGCAATAGGAAAAGGAGAGGGGGGATTTAAGGGGACTGGTTGAGGTCCATGTGCGGGGTTGAAGAATGAACAAAGAAAGGGGGGAGAAGTCTTATCCATTTCAAATCAATAGAATCCAGTTTTTATGCGTCTTTGCCTGATTGGGTGAGGAGTATGGAGTGATTTAAGTTTCCCCTTTGAATGAAAAAGAAGCAGGGGGGAGATTGTCGGGAGCCGGTTGAGTATCGCGTACGGCTTGAAGAATAACACGAATGGGTAGGTGGGAGCCTACCCATTCAAGAGTCTAAAATCAATACGAGAGGGAGATTATAGATGAAATACGCGATAAATGCAACGGTCGATAAAAATCCTTGGGCGCGACCAAAAATCCAGCCCGAAACAGCAGCAAACCGCAACAGTGATGATATTGCTTTATGGAATGAGCTTGTGGATGCGGTGAGAGCTATCGCAAAAATGCATGATTGGACGAAGGCGGAAGTGGCGCGGCGCATTGGTATGCCAGATGGAACATTTTCGCAATGGTATGCGGGGAGTTATGCGGGGCAATTGGGCAAGCAGAATGCAAAAGTTCAACAGTGGGTAGAGGCTTTAAAGGAGGTTGATGAACTTTTGGAGCGTATACCTGAAAAGCCAGCCTTTCAGAGGAATCGCATTGCCAGTGAGATCATTGATACTTTAACGCTGGCACAAAGCACGGGCGATATGGTGATGATTACGCTTGATGCGGGCAGTGGCAAGACGGAAACCTGCCGCCATTACCGTGCAACGCGCCCGCATGTTTATTTGGTGACAGCAAGCCCGCATACGCGCAGTGTTCATGGTATTTTGAATGATATGGCAGCAGAATTAGAAGTGGTGGAATATAATCCCACCCGCTTAACGCGTGCGATTGGCAAGAAATTAGAGCGTGTGGGGAGTGGCACGTTGTTGATTGTTGATGAGGCGCAAAATTTAACGGATGAGGCGATTAATCAATTACGCCATTTTGTTGATATCAATGGCACAGGGTTAGCTTTGGTTGGCAATGATGAGATTTCGGGACGTTTGGTACATCGTCAAAATGGACCCTCTTATGCGCAAATTAAAAGCCGATTGGCTATGCATCTGAAACGCCGCAAGCCCTATAGTGAGGATATTGCAGCTCGTATTCATGATTGGGGGATTGAAGATCCTGGGGCGATAAAATTTCTGACAGGAATTGGCTTAAAGGCTGGCGCTTTACGGCAAATTGACAAAACCATGATGTTGGCACGCATGGCAGCGCTTGGGGATGAGTGTGAGGTAACACTTAAACATGTCAAAGCGGCATGGAAAAACCGTGATGTGGAGGAATTGGCATGATCCCTTTATGTGACAAAGAATTATCCAATACGCTTGTTGGTCTTTATGACGATTATCAACGCGGTTTTGATATTGGAGAACAGCTTAAACTCTGTGTGGATTTGGCGTTATCCCTTGAGTTGGAATTGAGTATTCACCGTTTAAGCGAAGCAGAGGCGGTTTTAGAGGGCCAAGTGGTGGAAGCTTTGCCCCGTTGCAGAATTCCTTATTCCAAGAGGGATGAGGCAATTGATGCAAGCAGTACAGTTATTCATATGGATTTTGGAGGCGAAAAGTTATGAAACGGAACCCTTATATGGTTGGAGATTGCTTGATTGCTTTGCGCTCTGCTTTGTTAAAGCATGAACTGGAAGGCATTTTTTTGAGTGCGAAAGATGTTCGAGAATTGAATGATTATTTACGCCGCTTGGCGGGTTATAACCACATTTTAGGGCATGAACTTTTGCGGTGTCGTTGGCAAATAAAGGCGGGGTACAAGCCGTTGTCAGGGGATGTTGTGCCGTTTCGCCGTTTTCAAAAACATAAGGAGGACTTTTGTGATGAATCAACCAATTGAGCTTGAAGGAACGCATTATATGAAGGATTCGAAGGGGGCTTTGGTACCGGTAAGTCTGATCCGCCCTGCGGATTTATTAGAGGATGAAACGGTGTGCAAAATTATGGGTTTTGCGAAAGAACTATCGGCAAGGATTGCACGTTTTAATAGCCATACGATTGCAGATTTGAGTGCTTTTGATAACTTGCTTGCGCAAGAATATGGCGTGGAGCGGCGTGGTAAAAAGGGCAATTGTACTTACACAAGTTTTGATGGTTTGCAACGCATTAAGGTGCAAGTGCAAGAGAGCTTTGATTTTGGTCCACAATTGCAAATTGCCAAAAGCCTTCTTGATGAATGTTTAAATGAGTGGTCTGCGGATGCGCGCCCTGAAATCCGTGCGATTATTACGCGTGCTTTTAATACGGATAAAGAAGGCAAGGTGAATCGGGGCGAAATCTTTATGCTGTTGCGTTTGGATATTGATGATCCACGCTGGAATGAGGCTATGCGTGCAATTCGTGAAGCAATCCGTGTGACGACCAGTAAGGAATATGTGCGTTTTTATGAGCGCGATAGCTTGGAGCATCCTTGGCGCGCTGTGACCATTGATCTGGCGAAGACGTGAGGAGGCGGTCCCATGTCTTTGGCTGTTCTTCATATGGGAAAACGTGCTTTAGGTCTTGATGATGAGACCTATCGCGCACTGCTCTATCGCTTGACGGGTAAGCAATCGGCGAAAGATTTGAGTGTTTTAGAGAAGCGTTTAGTTGTCGATGAAATGAAAGCGTGTGGTTTTGAGTCGAGTGTGAAGCGTTTAGAGGGGAAATATGCCAAGAAGCTACAGGCGCTCTGGATTGCTGGGTGGAATCTTGGCATTATTCGTGATCGTTCAGATAAGGCGTTGCTTAGCTTTGTAAAGAGGCAAACGGGGATTGATCATATTCGCTTTTTGCGAGATGGGGATGACGCGACAAAAGCCATTGAGGCGTTAAAAAATTGGTTGCAGCGTGAGGGCGGGGTTGACTGGAAAGGGAAAAAGATTCAAGATTCTTTGCAGAAACTACTGGGGCACAAAATGCCAGGATATTTGATTTTATGTGCCCAATGGAAGCGTTTGAATCCCCATGGTTCCTTTGACTGTGAGGCTTTTCATCAAGGTGTTATGGCTGTGAGTGGTAAGGGGATGGGCGAGATGGATGTTTTTGCTTTCAGGCAAGTGATGAATCTTTGGGGGCGGAAAATCCGTAAAGGTGTTAAAAGCGAGGGGTAAGCATGCATGCAAGAGGAAGTCTATAGCGATTTTCCTGCTTTATTGCGTGAAATAGCTGATGTTGCGGGCAGTGAAGCAGCATGGAATATGATGCGGGCTTTTGGCACGGCAATGATTTCTGCGGGGATTGTCCCTGAAAGTGCAGCACGTGGTTTTAATGCTATGAGTGCCCGCATTCAGGCAGGGGGCAAACATATTGAAGATGCTTTTGCCAATATCGGTCTTTCACGCCAAAAATTCATGGAAGATTTGGATAAAGATGCTACCGGTACTTTGGTGCGCCTTTTTGATGTTTTAGCCAAATCAGAACAGGGCATGCGTTCTCTGATTGCCATTGCTGGGCGCGATTTTACAGGTGATTTTGCCAAATTGGTTGGTAATCCAGAATTGTTAGGGCAAGCTTTAGAATATGCGAAAGATCCGCAAGTCTTTAAAGGCTCTGTAGAGCAAGAGGCGGACAAACAAGCAACTGGTGCCATCAGGCAGTTTGAACTTTTGCAAAAATCGTATCGTGGCTTTGGGGATTACCATTGGTGAAGTCTTATTGCCTCCTGTCAACAGTTTGATGGAAAGTGTTGGCAATTTTACCAATGGGCTTATGGCATGGGCCAATGCCCATCCCGCTTTAACAAGTGCTATCATCAAAACCATTGCCGCCCTGATGGCTTTTAACATTGCTTTGCGGATTTTGCGCTTTACCATGGCGGGTACACGCCTTGGGCTTCTTCAACTCATGACTTCTTTGTGGAGCTTGAGCACTCAGCCGTGCTCTTAAACAAGTTGGCGAGGTTTAATCGCATCAGGGCGCTCGATGGGAATCATGGCGGTAAGTCTTGGTGGGAGTGCACCTGCGTCTCTTGCGACCGATGACTCTACTCGTGTCTGGCTTTCGGGGGCTTATGGTCTCAGGCAGCGCATTCGTTGCTACTTTTGGTTGGATAGGCACAGTGATAGAAGTGATTGCCGCTGGCGTTGCCTCTGTTGTTGGCGCTGTTTTTACCCCGATAGGGGCGCTCATTGCCGCTGTTGTGGCTGTCATCATCGCTGCTTGTTTTGCTTTGTGGAAATATTGGGATCGTTTCTCTTCTTTTATAAAAGGCTTTGCACGGGGGATAGCACGGGCTTTTGGTCGTGCCTTTGAAGCCGTCATGCACTTTTTTGGCGCCGATACCGCAACCATTACCAAGTGGAAAAACGCTATTGCTGCCGCCTTTGATTTCTCTCAAGCTTGGCAAAAGTTCAAACAGGGGCTTAAGTCTGTTGGCGGGTGGTTTGGCAATGTGTGGGATGGTTTTAAGCAAAGCATCGCCAATTTTTGGAATTGGTTGGGGAGCTTTTTTGCCCGCGAAAAGCTCTCTGATGATGCCAAAGCCGGTATGGAACAAGCAGGGGAGGATTTGGCGAATTGGATTGTCGATGGTTTTATGGCACCCATTACAAAATTGAAGGACTTTTTTCAATCTTTGCCAAGCCGTATTAGAGAGTGGATTGGCTCAATTGATATCTCCGACCTGTTTCATTTGCCCAGTTGGCTTGGGGGCAAAACACCCATTCAACCGATTATGCAATATGCGGGTGCTGGTCATGCCAATCACTCTGGTCGTGAGCAAAGAGAGAAAGACCGCCCCACCACCACGCACAATCAAAATATCACGGTGCATGTCAATGGCGCGCGTGATCCCGTTGCCACGGGGCGTACAGTAAGTCATGCCATTCAACGCGCACGCGCCAATGCTCTGCATGGGGGAACAGAATAAGGGAAAGAACAAAAGGAGGGGAGGGAGGCAATGAGAGATCCTTTGATGATGTTAGGACCACATCAATTTTATGTAGACTGGCTAAATTTCCAATCCTTCGAGGAAGAGTTTTCTGCCTCATGGGTCTCTATGGAGCGTTTTGGTAGATCCCCCAGTTTGCAATTTACCGGCTATGGCAATGATGTAAAGACCATTCATGGGGTTTGGTTTCCAGAAGAATTTGGTGACCGTGCAGCCATTGATGCCATCACCACAACTATTCGAAGAGCCAAACCCGTGCAGATGCTTCGTTGGATGAATGATAGGAGCTATAGTGCCCTTCTCCATGGTCCTGTGGTGATCACCACTCTCACGAAAGACCACGACACTATTAGCCGCTCTGGTCAATCGCAGCGCATTCGTTATTCCATCAGTTTGTTGCCGTTTTTTGATGGGGGAAAACCCCAAGGTCAATATCAGTAAGGTCGATATCAAGAGGAACAATTCCCATGAAGATACCAGAAAAGCATGTTGTTGTAGAGCTAGAGGATATGAGTCTCGATCTCATCTGCTTTCAACATGCCATGGCTGTATTAGGGGACCGTGCCCAAGTTGGAGCATTAAAAGGCTATCTTGAAGCCACACTGGAAGCCAATCCAGAGATTGCCCAATATGGTGTGCTTTTACCACGCGGTTTAAAGGTTATTTTGCCTGAATTCGCACTTCACAATCTCCAAAGCATGGTGAAGCGGTTATGGGATTAATGCGCACATATCCTTTTATTGTGGTCAAGGTGGAAGACAAACCCGTGCATGAGGTTTTTACCAGCGTCTTCTTAGCGCCACCATTACCGATCATGCCGGTAATGAAGCCGATACATTTGAAGCGGAGTTTGACGATCGTGGTAATGATTTAGAGGTTCCGCAAAGCAATAGCGCTCTGCAGGTGATCTTTGGCTATGAGAACAGCATCAGTGCTTTTATGGGGCGTTTTGTTGTCGAATCGGTTGTCAGTATCGGGGGCAGTGATGGAGAGATCTTGCGCCTTTGTGGCAAAAGCGCCTCAATGCGTAAAGAACTCAAAGAACAAACAAGTGAACATTTTGATCACAAAACCGTTGGCGAGATTGTTGAAACCCTGGCCAAACGCCATGGTTATCAAGCAAAAATCAGTCCTCAATTCACGCACAAAACTTTGCCTTATGTGATTCGTACGGATCAATCGGCTGTTGATTTTTTAACCCGCCTTGCAGACCGCATGCAGGCACGTTTTTTAATCAAGGACAATAAGTTTTTGTTTTTAAGCGGAGTTAACTTACCAGCACTCGAACTTCATAAGCATGACTGTTCCAGTTGGGAATTCACGTTAGAGCCACGCACCCAATATGGCAGCGTTGAATCAACCTACTTTGATCGCTCGCAAGGACAACAATGCCAAGTCAAGCATCAGACAGGCTTTAGTGGTCCTGTGCGTCGTTTGCGTTGTTGCTACACCAGCAGGGAAGAGGCATTAGCTGCTGCCGCCTCAGAATCAGACCGGCTGTGCCGTAGCATGGGCAGTGGTTCTTTGTCCCTTGAAGGCCGCCCCGAAATCATGGCGGATCAGCCGCTGTTGTTGCAAGGATTCCGTAGTGAAATCAATGGACCATGGAAAGCTGAAACCGTGACCCATCGCTATGAGAAACAAAGCGGATACACCACAGAAATTACTCTTGAAGCACCAGACAAGGGAAGGGACAGCAACAAAGAATAGAGGCTGGGCTGGTTGCCCAGCCAACGGGACTAGTTTAGCGACCAACCCGTCCGATGTAACACAACTCAACATCGCAGCCACTTCTTATCACTTGAAGCAATGAGAAGATGGCTACTATAGAGGGAAGAGTGTTAAAAAATTATGGATACCCTTTACAAGGAAACATTAAAATCTATTGATCCTATAGAACCAGCTGCCGCTTATGTTGGTGGCAAAATCAAGTTGGCAAAAACCATTATCAAAATCATAGAAGGCATTCCTCATCGCACTTATGCCGAACCTTTTGTTGGCATGGGAGGAATATTCTTTAGGAGGAAATTGATACCCTTATATGAAGTCATCAATGATTGTTCAGGGGATGTGGTGAATTTTTTCGGGTTTTGCAACGCCATTATCATCCTTTTATGGATCTCTTGGAGTTCCAGATTAGTAGCCGTGAGGCGTTTCAACGTTTCACTCTCCAAGATCCAAAGACGCTTACGGATTTAG